GTGGTGGGGGGTGATTGTTCCGTGAACGCGGGAAGGCCGCCGAAACCGCTCGAGGTCAAGCGAAAGAACGGGAACCCTGGCAAGCACGCTCTCCCCGCTGTTGTGGAGGTGTCGTTCGCGCCGGCGAAGCCGCCGAAGGCGCCGTCGAACCTGAAGCAGTCAGGGAAGCGAACCTGGCGGCAACTGTGGGAAAACGGGCAGGTGTGGCTCGGCATGTCCGATGAGCCGGCGGTGCGCCTCGCGTGCGAACAGGCCGACGAGGTTACGGCGCTGCGCGCTGCGGCGTCGCGCCTGAAAGATCCGATGAAGCGGTTGCAGTACGTGTACGCGACGCAGGCCGCTGAGAAGCTGCTGATGTCGTCGCTGTCGAACCTCGGCTTCACGCCGACGGCTAGGGCGCGCCTCGGTTTGGTTGTCGCGCAGGCGGCTGAAACGGAGTCGAGGCTGACCAGGTTCTCGAACCGTGGATGAGTTCTACCTGGGGACAGATGCGCCGAACTGGCTTGCGACTGTTCCGGCGCCGTTGTTCGTTTCGCGCCGCCGCCTCGCCCGCCGGAAGTCCCAGCCGGTAGCGGTCACTAACTGGGCGCTCGACTCTGGCGGGTTTACCGAAATCCACAAGTACGGCGGGTGGGCACTATCTGCCGACGAATACGCCGCCGAGGTCGACCGTTACGCCGCCGAGGTCGGCGGCATGGACTGGTGCGCCCCACAGGACTGGATGTGCGAATCGAGCGCCCTGACCGCTACTGGCCTAACCGTTGCTGAGCATCAGAAACGCACTACCAGAAACTTTCTGGAACTCAGGCAGTTACTGGGCGACATGGTGATTCCTGTCGTGCAGGGTTGGTCGACTGACGACTACCGGCGCCACCGTGACGATTACGAAGCAGCCGGCGTCGACTTGGAGGACGAACACCGCGTCGGCGTCGGGTCGATATGTAGGCGCAACGCAGACGCCGACATCGGCGAAGTGCTGGTAGCCCTGTATCCGCTGCGGGTGCACGCGTTCGGCGTCAAGGGTTCCGCGCTGGTGCGATACCAGGATTACACCGCGAGCGCCGATTCGATGGCCTGGTCGGCAACGGCGCGTATGTCGCGGGTCAAACTTTCGGCCTGTACGCACCGTGGGAGTACGTGCGCCCATTGTCCCCGTTACGCGCAACAGTGGCGCGACAGGTTGCTGCGGCAAGTCGATCAGCCCCGGTTATTCGATGCCGGCTAAAACGGTTACGTCGCTGGGGCCGCTGATAGCGGAGTTCACTGAGGAGTTCGTGCGGCACACCCGCGGCGAGTACGCCGGCGATCTGGTCGAGTTGCGGCCGTTCCAGCGGGCCATCCTCGACGGCCTGTTCGAGCTGAACGACGACGGCCTGTGGAAGCACCGCCAAGGGATGGTCATACTGCCTCGCAAGTCCGGGAAGTCGCTGCTCCTGTCAGGTGTGGCAACGTGGGCGCTGTTCGCGTCGAACGAACCAGGCGCCGAGATATACACCGTGGCGGCGTCAAAGGATCAGGCCCGAATAGTTTTCGGCAATATCAAGGACACCGTCGAGGCTGACCGTGACCTGAGCGCCGCCGCGGAGGTGTATAAGGACGCTATCGCTGTCCCGTCGACCGGGGCGGTGTGCCGCGTCCTGTCGTCGGATGGTTCGCTGGCTCACGGCCTGTCACCGGTCGTCAGCATCGTGGACGAAACGTGGTGCCATCCGACCGCCGAGCTATACGAGGCGCTCCTGTCGGGTTCTGGTGCGCGCCGCCAGTCGCTGCTCGTCCACATCACCACGGCCGGGTCAGGCGAGAAGAACCCGCTCAGTAATTTGGTCGAGTACGACCGTCGGGTGGCAGCCGGCGAGGTCGACGACGACACCTGGTGGTCGTGGTGGAACCCGCCGCCACCGGACGCCGACTACCGCGACCCGGCGACATGGGCGTTTGCGCACCCGGCGTTCGGCGACTGGGTCACCGAAGACTATTTGGCCTCCCAGTTGAAGCAGTTGCCGGCACCGGAGTTTCGGCGCCTCCACCTCGCGTCGTGGATCACGAACCGCGACGTCTGGCTCGAACCTCACCAGCTGGACCTGATCGGCACCTGTGGCCCGTTGACCGCCGACGACCATCCGGTTCTCGCCGTGGACGGCTCATGGAGCAGCGACGCCTCAGCTGTCGTGGCCGCGACCGCGGATGGCCGCATCGAACTGTTGCACATCCAGGAGAAGCCGATCGACGGCCCCGAGAACTACCGGGTCAACGTGAACGACCTGCTGGCCGCTGTCGTCGAGCACGCGCAGCGCCTCATGGTTCGTGCCGTCATGTATGACCGTTATCTGATCGGGCCGGCGATGCAGGGCCTGGGCGACGACTACGGCCTGCCCTGCGTGGAATTTCCCCAAAATGCGCGACGTATGACACCGGCTACCAAAAGATTTGCCGACGCGATACTGGAAGGCGAATTGCGGATTGTCGCCAACGAGAACGCCGCGCACCTGATGCGCCATATCGAGAACTGCCGGCTGAAAACCGATCGGCTCGGCTCAAGAATCGTAAAAGACCACACCGGGTCTAGCCGCAAGATCGACGCGGCGGTCTGCGGCGTAATGGCCCTGGATTCAGCCAACGAGATACCACTGATTATCCCACCTACTCCGAGGATTTACTAGATGGCCCTGTTTGCACGAAAGCGCCTCCAGACCCGCGACCCCGACCCGTTCCCGCCGTGGAACCCGCCGATCTGGAATCAGAACCTGGCCGGCGTTTCGGTCACCGACTCGACAGCGCTCGGCATCGTCACCGTGTGGCGCTGCGTCGATCTGATCTCGTCGACCATCGGGTCGTTGAGCGTCCACGCGTTCAGGGACGGCGAACGGATCGACACGCCTCAGATCCTGATGCGCCCCAACCCGACCGAGAACCGGATCGACACCTGGTCGGCGCTCATCACATCGGCGCTGCTGCGCGGCAACGGGTACGCCCTCATGGGCGATTTCGACCGGTTCGGCCATCCGCGCCAGCTCGTCGTCCTTGACCCTGACGCCGTGCAGGTCGAGGTCAACGCTGACACCGGCGCGATCACGTACAAGGTCGGTCAGGAGGCTTACACGCGTTTCGAGATGCTGCACCTCCGAGGCTTCATGCGGCCGGGTCATGTCGTCGGCCAAGGGGTACTGGACGCGCACCGCCACGCCCTCGGCCTCGCCATAGCCGAGCACGAGTGGACCGAACGCATATTCAGCGAGGGTTCGATTCCGTCGGGTGTGATCACGACCGACGTCGACCTGTCGCCCGAAGCCGCCACCGAACTCAAAAAGGCGTGGGTGCAATCGCATGGCGGCAGGGACCGAACCCCGGCGGTCCTATCCGGCGGCCTCGCCTACAAGCCGATCCAACTGTCGAACAGCGACCTCGAACTACTGGAGGCCAGGAAATGGTCGGCGACCCAACTGGCAGCCCTATTCGGCGTCCCGGCGCATCTGGCCGGCGCGCCCAGCTCAGATTCACTTACCTACTCGACGGTCGCTGAGGACAGCCGCGCGTTCGTCCGTTTCGGGCTACGCCCGTGGGTCCATCGTTTAGAGGCGGCCCTGTCCAACGCGCTGCCGCGCGGCCAGTCCGCGTCGATCTCGGTCGCCGACTTTATGCAGCCTGACATGCTGACCAGATACCAGGCCGCCGCCATCGCCATCGAGGCCGGGTTTAAGACCGTTGACGAAGTCCGAAACGAGGAGGGACTGTGACCGACATCATCGAAAGGAACCTGATCGCCGACAGCATCGAGGTCCGCGAATCGGCCGAGGGGCGCCGCGTGTGCGGCGTCGCCGCCCCATTCGATTCGGAGTTCGACGCCGGCGACTACGTCGAACGGTTCGCCCCAGGAGCGTTCGCTAAGAGTATTCAGGAGCGCGGCGACCGGATACCGCTGCTGGAAGCGCACCGCCGCGACGCTATGCCCCTGGGCAAAGCCACCCGGCTGGAGGAAACCAGCCACGGCCTCTACGCCGAGTTTCTGATGTCACGCACAGGCCGCGGCGACGAGGCGCTCCAGCTGGCCCGCGACGGCGTCATGCACAGCTTCTCGGTCGGGTTCGTCCCGGTGCGCGACACACGCCGCGAAACCGCCGACGGCCGCCCCCTGGTGCAACGCGACGAAGTCAAGCTTCACCATGTCGGCCTTATCAGCGAGGTTCCGGCCTACGCCGACGCCCGCGTTCTCGCGGTCCGCGAGTTCGATCCCGACGACGAAACGTCGGCGCCGAAACTCGCCGTGTGGCGCGCCCGCCTACT